TGGATGCCGTCAAGCTCGCACCTGAAAGGGTACGGGCTTTTCTTAATGCCGTTTTGACCAGAGGAAAAGAAGTACAGGACATTTCGCAGGAACGTGGACGAAAAAGAAAGGAGAGCACTATTGACAGATAAATGGAATGGTTTTGCTGATTTACTTGCAAATTTAATAGAAAAATATGCGGTGGTTCTGGATATTGATAATCTTCCAGAGCCGCCGTCTTGTTTGGAGGAAGAAAACACATCTGAAGAACCCAGTGACACTATTGAATTGATGGAAAAGCAATGATATAATAGTCGTGGAATAAGTGTCCAAACTCTATGCGAGAGCTACTGTTCTCTACGCATAGAGCTACATAGAACAAAAGTGCAGCACCCCGTTGCACAATTAGGAATGAGGTGTTCCGGTGAACAATTATGATGATATGAATCAAAAATCCAATATGATTATTTACACAACAGAAGATGGATTGACAAAAATTGAAACCACATTTGATGAGGATACCGTGTGGTTATCCATTGACCAGATGGCAGAGTTGTTCCAGAGAGATAAATCTACTATTTCAAGACATATAAAAAATGTATTTTCCGAAGGTGAGTTGCAGCGAGAGTCAGTTGTTGCAAATTTTGCAACAACTGCGGCAGATGGAAAAACCTATCAGGTTGACTACTATAATCTTGATGTTATCATTTCTGTTGGCTATCGTGTAAAATCCAAGCGTGGCACACAGTTCAGAATCTGGGCAACTAACATTCTCAAAGAATACATGAAAAAAGGTTTTGCTTTGGATGATGAACGATTGAAAAATCTGGGCGGCGGTGGATATTTCAAGGAACTGCTTGAAAGAATCAGAGACATCCGTGCATCGGAAAAGGTGTTTTATCGTCAGGTGCTTGAAATCTATGCCACCAGCATTGACTATGACCCGAAAGCGGAAATCTCTATCCGTTTTTTCAAAAAGGTTCAGAATAAAATTCATTATGCCATTCACGGACAGACTGCGGCAGAAGTGATTTATACAAGAGCGGATGCGGAAAAAGAGTTCATGGGACTTACCACCTTTGCCGGTAATCAGCCCACACTCAAAGAAGCGATTGTTGCTAAAAACTATCTGAATGAGAAAGAACTTCGTGCTATGGGACAACTTGTATCCGGGTATCTGGATTTTGCGGAACGTCAGGCAGAGCGTGAACAGGCAATGACGATGCAGGACTGGGCAGAGCATCTGGATCGCATCCTTACCATGAGTGGAGAGCAGCTTTTAATTGGAAATGGAAGCATTACTCATAAGCAGGCTGTTGATAAAGCGACTGGAGAATATCGAAAATATAAGACAAGAACGCTCAGCGACGTGGAAAATGATTATTTAAATTCGATAAAGATGCTGGAACAGAAAACTGACGGCAAAAAATAACAGACGATGAAAGCTGAATTATGCCACAGGCTGTGGCACAAATGAGGATGGCGATATGAAAGAAAAAACAAAAGTATATATTTATACGAGAGTATCTACTGCCGTTCAGGTAGACGGTTACTCCTTGGATGCTCAGAAATCAAGAATGAAAGCCTATGCTGAGTTCAACGACTTCGAGATTGTTGGTGAATATGAGGATGCGGGTAAATCTGGAAAGTCCATCGAGGGCAGATTGGAATTTAACCGCATGATGGAGGATATCAAGTCCGGTAAAGATGGCGTGTCCTATGTGCTGGTGTTCAAGTTATCACGTTTTGGCAGAAATGCGGCAGATGTGCTGTCTACCTTACAGGTGATGCAAGATTTCGGTGTCAATCTGATTTGTGTGGAGGATGGCATTGATTCTTCCAAAGATGCCGGTAAGCTGATGATTTCCGTGCTTTCTGCGGTTGCCGAGATTGAGCGTGAGAATATCCGTGTTCAGACGATGGAAGGCAGAATCCAGAAAGCCCGTGAGGGTAAATGGAACGGCGGCTTTGCTCCTTACGGATACAAGCTGGAGAAAGGTATGCTGTATATCAACGAGGAAGAAGCAGAAGCAATCCGTATTATCTTTGACCAGTATGTGCATACCGAGATGGGAGCAAACGGTCTGGCTAAATACCTTGCCAATCACGGTATCAATAAGATTCAGAGACAGAATGGCAAAAATCCGCTGTTTGACGCAGCACTGATTCGTAGAATTTTGAAAAACCCCGTATACTGCGGTAAAATTGCTTATGGCAGGA